TCCTTCAAAGGTCTTGTATCTGACGCAATGACCGGTCAAGAAGCTCTCGCTGCTTTCTTCAAAAATGTCGGCGACCACTTTATGGATATGGCCAGCAAGATGATCGCCAAGTTGATTGAAATTTACATTCTCGAAACCATCGTTGGATTTATTACTGGTGCAGCCGGTGGCGGAGCAAGCGGCGGTCCCGCTACTGCGCCTGCATTTGCACCACCAGCAGTTGCTGCACAAGGAGCCTACTGGCCGGGAGGCTTTGAAGCGTTTGCCAATGGCGGTATGGTCACCCGTCCAACCATGGGTCTTGTCGGTGAAGGCGGTGAACCTGAATACATCATCCCGGCCAGCAAGATGCGTGGGGCCATGAGTCGCTACTCAGCTGGTGCCCGTGGTTCCAGCGTCATTCCTGGCAATGGCGACCAGACCGGTAGCGAAAACAACGGTAATGCAGCCACAATGCAACCAATCGACGTGCGTTACAGCATCGAGCGCATCAACAACGTGGATTACGTCACCGCCGATCAGTTCCAACGCGGTATGGCACAAGCTGCTCAGCAAGGCGCCATCCAAGGTGAACGCCGCGCCATGCGTAGCCTCAAGAACAGCGGCTCTACCCGCAGGAGTGTTGGCATCTAATGGAATACGCCTACGGCCACCTGCTCGACATTGGACCCAGCGGCCAAGCCGCCCAGTATCGATTCCAGAATTACGCCATCAATCAAAACGTCAACGGTTACCTGTTTCTCCCGTTCGGTTTTGGCGGTGCTGTTGCAACACTGCAAGGCGACAATCTTGACGCAAATCTGCAGTTTGCAAATACCGATATGACGCGCAACTGGATTACGGAAGCGCTTGATAACCTGTGGGTTGCCAAGGTTACTACGGTGCTCTGGGAACCCTCCACTGGAGCAGTCCAGCGCACCCTTTACACCTACTGGGGCAGTTGTTCCAGCGGCGGCTGGGACGAAACCACAATCCAAGTCAGCCTGAACTCGGTGCTGGACGCCGTACAGGCAAACATTCCAGGCCGCCGACTCCACCGCTGGCAGGTTGGCAGCATCCCATTTACAGCACAAATCCGTGTGTGAGCACCTGCTGGGTCGTCGGTATAGCTACGGGGACAGTGATTGCATCCACCTTGTAATCGACGCCTTGACTGCGCTGGGCATGAGACCGCCAGCGGTCAAAAAAGCCTGGTACACAATGACTCCGCGACAGGTACTACGTGAATTAGCGGAATACTGCGACCGTATTGACCGGCCCGCCTACGATGGTGACATCACAGTGTTAGCGGCTAATCCGCTTGCGTTTGGGGTTACATGGCAGACCGGGATCTTGTACGTCAACCAACAAACGCAGGCCGTGGACTGGAAACCGGCGCACGCCCTTACGATCCGCCGCTCCTACCGTATGAAGTCGCGCTGATCGAAGCGCTTGGTTGTACTGAGCAGGAATACCGCGAATTTATCCGTCACGCTCAGCTGCAGGCACGCATTAGGCCGGCTGAATATGCACACATCCCAGATGTTCAAAACACTGGATTTGAAGCGGTCATTATCAACCTGATTATTGGTCTAGCGCTAACGGCTGTCAGTGTGTTGCTAGCACCTAAGGCGCCAGCGCTTGAAACACCCGCCAAGATCAAAGGCAAAAAACTTGCCGATCAAATCGGGCCTACCAGCTTTAATCAGACGACAAGCTTTGACAACGTCAGCAGTCTTGCGGAATACAGCCAACCAATCCCAATCCCATTCGGCAAAAAAGACATTGGAGCTGATGGTGTTGCAACCGGAGGCTTGAGTCTTGCTCCAGCTCTTGTATGGAGTCGTGTGTATTCTCACGGGTCATATCAATCGTTTGAAGGTCTGTACGTTGTCGGCGAATACGGACTACCCACGCCAAGCATGACAGGCGTTCGCGTGGGCACATACGCCTTGGATTCATTGGGGGACAGGGAGTTTGGGCTTTTGTGGAAGTCTCAGCAAGGTGATAATTTTCCAAACGTAGTTATTGGCGGCACCGTAGGTCTTGGTGCAACCGGATCCGCAGGTAGACAGCTGGGACAAATCTTCTTTGCGCCTGATTTTGTTAGCCAGTATGCGCGATCAACTTCGATTGCATACAATCCACGATCCCAATATCAGTTCGGTACAGCAACGCCAATCCACAACGGTACTGCTTTTCGGTTTAACTGGGAAATTATTAGTGCGCCAGAGTCGTCAACACTTGGCGGCGATAACGACGAAGCGCGTTACGAAACACGCGCAAAACGACGCAAGATCGCTGGGGCTGATGCAGATGTGCTGCATAAGTATGCAGGGCAACCTCCTGAAGATGTTCCCAAGATTGGCCAGCCTGGTGTTGGTCGCGCTTATTCACGACGCATGGGAATCGTTGCCCATAACGGTGTTTATTACAACAATAGAACCATTGTAAATGTAAACGCAAACGATACAGCTATTTTTGAGATTCAAGGAACAAACTGGGCCGAATTTCAAAAAACGGACTTTACCTACAACGGCTACAAAACTGAAGTAAACCTCAAGGATTTACGAACAGCAGCGACCGCGTGGCGTCAGCGAGCTTCAGAATTGCTAACCGTAGGTAGCCGCTGGATTATTTCTGGCAGCATCTGGATCGTGGAAAGCCGTTCTCCCGATGGAGCATGGCAACCGGAAACAACAATGTCCGTCACGCTGCGATGCGTTGCTGTGGTGGGCGTAAACACGATTGGAGTCGCAGGATTGCGCACAGTGCGCGAGCCATTGGGCGGCTATAACGGACTTATCTATAACGACGAAAAGCACTGTGGAGCAGGCTTTTTTACGCTAACGCGGTTATACATGAGTTCAATTCGCCCAGTTCGTCAAGATTGTGTAGCGATCGAATTTGGCATTAAGTCGCAGGTGTGGAACAGGGCGAACGGTTTGTGTAATTTCAACGCTATTCCGACACCAAACAAGCTATTTAGGCTTGATAAGCGTGACATCACGCTCACAACTCCGCGCATGGATAAATACTTCGCGCGCAGTTCTTGTTTCTCTGTAATGGTGCGGCTTGTTGCAGAATACGGACAGCCCGAAAACCAATGGCACAGAATCCCAGAGCTTTTCTGCGTAACTGGAACAGCGCCCACGGACCAGTACAACTATTTGCGGATCAAGCCTAGGGTTCAAGCCAAATACGAATATCGCTTCATTCCCCGTCCCGGCAGCGATATTGCACAGAACAGTATCGACACAAATATTGGCATCCGACTGAATTCCGAAAACGGAACAGAAATTGGACGTGATTACGACACGCCGATAGGTAGCTTCCGTGTAACAACAACCGGCTCAGAGTTTGTTGTTCAAAGCATCCGAGTTAACGAAGAGATGCTGACAGATCCAGTTGAAGCAACTGTTGTAGGTACTGAATCAATTCCGAAACCGACAGCAGTAACCCAGTCCGCCACCAGCACAAACACAGGGGTAAATATTTTAATTATCAATTCGTGGCTTACGCACTACTTCGGCTACGCCTGGGACCAGCCCGGCCAAACAAGGACAGCGACCATAACAATGGTTAAAACCGCAGATCCCACAAAAACCTTAACTATAAATCTAAGTGCTCAATCTATCTTGGGTACTTTTGGCGTAAACGTTGGACAAGATTACGTGAATGTTTCTGGAGGCAGCACATATAAGTGGAGTAACGTTTCTTATGCCGTCATCGGATCCACTGGTACATGGAACGTAGGCGACACCATTAAAGATGCGCCCACTGTTGCCAACGCATTCTCTAGTTATGCCGGATATACGCAGGTAAATATTCAGTTTCAGGTTACAGCAGTACAAGTTCAAACTGTCACATCAACGGCCACTGTTACTAGTGCCGGAAGGGCGTTTGAACAGCAGTCGCAAATTGCGGATTGTAGCCATTTCCAAGAATTACAAAAGTCAAACGAAAATGGACCCGAACACGAGATTGTCTACATAAACGAGTTCGTCGAGAACGAAACAGTGCCTACCTACTGGAACATGTCCACACTGGGGTTCTGTATAAAATCCAGCGGCCAGATTAACTCCGTTGATCAAATTAGGGTCTTTTCTTCTGAAGGCATCAAAATCAACACACTGACCAATGGTTACGCGGCAAGCAACTTGTTCGCCGATGTTGTCTACTACCTACTGACGAGTAAAAGCCAAGGCGTTGGAAACGTAGTTCCTAGCGAGTTGATTGACACAAGTTCTTTGACCATTGCAGCTAATTTTCAGAAAGCAAATCGTATTTTTTACGACGGCGTACTGGAAGAAAGCGAAAGCTTGCGTTCCTTTATGTATGACACAGCTGCTTTACAACTATGTAACTTCACCATCAAAAACGGCAGATTCGGTATGATGCCGGCCTTGCCGTATGAC